AACTTTTCTTTTTCCAATACTTGCGACCCATTTCTTCAAGACTTTTGTCTTTGAACCAAGTACGCACTTCTGCCAAGATCGGACATGCTTCGCCCCACATTTCAACGCAAGGGACTTGCACAAATGTTGGTTTGCTGTCTACCTGACCTTTGATACCTGCAAACGGCAGTTTAATCATTAGTCGTTCGACCCAGAAAAAAGTGTTTTTGGTATTTGCGTCTGGAAGGAATCGTACACGAGCTGTAGTACCTTCTGGGATGTTCCAATGGGCGTAAATGCCATTGTCACCGCCTGATTGGCCGCCTTGGCCTTTGTTTTCCTGCGCTTGCAATTTTGCGCGAATTTCTGCTAAAGATGTTGCCATAATGTTTCTCCTATATGATTTAAGATGGTCTTTGTTGTGCCTAGATACACACTGCACCGTTGCAGTATATAACAATTGTATTTAGTCTGTCAAGACTAAAAGTGAAATTTTTGTTTAGCACAATTAAAGTATAACTGTGCCAGAGATAGAACTCAAGTTATTTGGTAATACCAGCTAACTGTTTGAGAAGATTGGTTTCTAATTCTTCCATCACACCGCTGCTATAGCTACCAATTTCTCTATCGGCAGTGGTGCTTCCGTAGCTGCCGTATCCGTATTCATAAACTCCCATACGAGGGAATTCAAAATGTGGATCCCATGCTGCTATAATATCTTTGGCTCGCTCTAGTTCTTCTCGACTTTCGAAATAATATACTCCGTCACTGAATCTAAATTCGAATCCATGCTCTTGAAAAAGTTGAACTAGTTGTTCGTCCTCTGCGTCGCCGTCTATTACATTGCCATCCGAGTCTGCCGAAGTTAAACTGTTTGCAAATGGGCTGTCTGTGTTGCCGTTGTCATCTTCTGCGTCTTCTTCCACATCCAATTTTAAGCTAGCATGTTTTTTATTTTGATCGTCTATGGTATTACCGATATTTTCAATTATACCGTTGGCCCACGATTCAAATTCATCCGACACTGCATTTTTTCTTTGCATATACGCTCGTCGAACTACAGGCAGTGCATCCATTAATCTATCATCAAATACTTTGCGAACAAATCGTTCACGAAGTTCGTCGATGTCGAATTGGTCTTCATCCATTACTTCTGGTTGCCACAATGCTTTATATTGTTCATACCCACGCTGACCACGTATAGTAAATAAATCTCGATGCAATTTACCATAATGATCGATGGCACTTTCTACCATTTGAGACGTTTCAATGTCTTCGAAGGTCCTGCCTCGCATGTTTCGAACAAACAATTTCAAAGACGACATTTCTTTAATAATTTTAGTTATATGTTGTCCAAAATCGTCGTGTATTGCACCACTGTTTTTTACGTGACGAGCATATGCTCTTGCGCCATTGAATGTAGTGCCTTCGGGCAGTCTAAATCGTTCACCCAAGGAATTCTCGATGTAGAATGCCTGTATATTTCGACTTCTTGCACCGGGAAGAGTTTCGTCTACAATTGGCTTGCTGTGTCTGGCTATAATTTTTACATTGTCGTAAAGTTCATAACTGCTGCGACTTGTTCCGTATTGCTTACTTTCTGTTACACGGATATCGTCTTTGTTCAATACTTCTGCATTTTTATTAGCGTGTTTCAGATCTCGCAAATTTAATCCGCTTTTGGCAATGTCCCTAATGTCAAAAGTTAACAAATTTCTTTTAGCAAAAAGTCTTAAATTTTTTAAAAAAGCATACCATACTTTTTTTTCTTCTGGGGTCATGCCTTTATCAATCTCTTTATCAAAATAAACTTTGAGATTGTTGTCATCTACTAGACTGATTGTTATGTTTCCAAACTCTTTGCCATCTCTAATATAATCGAAATTAAAAAATCTGGCCAAGGAAGGGTCCAGCGTGGCTTTGGCGTTTTCGTCTCCGATGTTAACAGAGTCAAATCGGCTGCGAATCTTGTCAAATAAATTTTCAGCTACTTTATCAATTTCAATCATGGTATTATATTTATGCTAAACGGTTATCAAATCATAATGAAGGGCATTGGCATTATTATGTCGTCCCTGTCATCTTTTAGTTTTTCGTCCAAGTTCGGGTCGAACTCTCTTAAGAACACTGCCATCCTAACAGCAAGAATCAACGACATAACCAAATCATCTGTTTCCCCAAGTTTCGCGGCATATCCACTACCCGATGCAATAAAAGTTTTTAATTCGCTGACAAGGGCTTTACTGGCAACATGTAATTTTCTGGTTTCAATTAAATTTTTTAATTTAGCGCAAGCAGATAATTTTGATTTGTTAGTAGTAGTAAAACCTTTTCGATATACTCTATTAGATCCTTGTTTTTTGGGCTCACTTAAAAACATACCTTTAATATTTTCTTCGCCAAATTCACTTATAGCCACCAAAGCAGCTTCACCTAAGGTATTGTTTTCAACACTGTAATAAACATCATTGTTAGATTTTGTAGATTCAACTAAAGTTTTTGTAATTTCAGATAAAATTTTAATTTGAGTTTGCACTGGCGTTTTATTATGTTGCCACTCTGCTATCTGTTTCATACTAGGTAACTCTAGTACTTGAATTGCCGCTGGGTCACCGCCTGTGCCTAAACTAGGGTCTAGTGCAACAATATACACGTTTCCTTGTTCGGGCTTTTTATACCAACGTACTTGACCTTGTTTTATTAAAGGATCAATGCCAGCCATTTCTGTTAGAAAAATAGGATTAATTAGTGTCTCATCATATATAATGAATTCACATTCCATCTCTCTACGAAAACGTTCTTCTCCCAGTTGGGCCCGCATTTCAGTGGCCCATGCATCATCTCTATCAGGATGTTCTTGCCATTTGCTTCTATACGATCTGAACCCGTTAACACCCAGTTCAGTTTCGTTACCGTATTCGTCGATACACTTGTTTGCTTGTCGCCAAATCTGTGCGAATTGATCTTCGTCACTGTTGGGTGTGCTTGTGATAATACATTTACCACCAGTTGCTAATGTGGGGCTAATAGAAGTCCAAAACTCACTGGCAATAGTTGGCCGAACGAATGCAAACTCGTCGCAGTATAACAATGATATAGACATACCACGACCGGTATTTTCTGTAGTAGTGGCGCTGACTATGCGAGATCCATTATCAAAATCTATACTGCCTTTATTATAACTAGTAACACCAGCGCGAATAAAATCAGGTACACTTTCGTATGCATAACGAATACGCTGCATAATTTCCTGGGATCCGGTGTACTTGTGTGCTGCCACCAAAATTGTACTGTCAGGCACAAACATTGCATACCAAAGCAAATAGCCCGCAGCCGTAGTAGACTTTCCTGTTTGGCGAGGCATGAGACTTATGCTGTATCTATAATTATGGTAAGTGTTGACTAACCTACGTTGATAGTCAAAGGGCCGATAGAGCATACGCCCTCTGGTGGGATGCTGGATGTAAAAATAATTGTCAAGAAAATATTGCGGACCTGTTACAGGATCTGCACACTTAATAACTTCTCGAAGTTGTTGTTCAGTGTAGCTTTCCTGCATATTTGGCTTTTTTATCAGCACATTTTCTAAAGGTTTTGCCATATTTCGGTTGCTCTAAATAAGTAAATATTACATAATAGTATTTATTGAATTAACCAGTGAGATTTCAAAATGTCTGATGTACTGCTGCTGAACAGCGACTACAATCCAATTTCAGTTTTACCTCTAAGTGTTATAGGTTGGCAACATGCTGTCAAACTTTACTTCTTGGATCGCATCACTGTGGTTGAAGAATATGAAGACTGGGTAATTCGTAGTGAAAATTTCAGTATGAATGTGCCCTGTGTTGCAGTTACCAAAGAATATTTTCACTTTAAAAAGTCGGCAAAGTTTTCACGTAGTAACATGTTTCTACGTGACATGTACCAATGTCAATACTGTGGTGAAGTTTTCGAACATAAAGAACTTACGCTAGACCACGTGATCCCACGTGCTCAAGGAGGAAAAACTACTTGGGAGAATTCAGTAACTGCATGCCGCGACTGTAACCATAAAAAAGGGCACAAATTGATCAAGCCACTGCGTCAACCCTACAAGCCTGACCATTTCCAATTAATCAAGAAATGGCGTGAGCGTCCTATTCAGGTTCGACACAAGTCTTGGTATCAATATCTTGGTTTGGAAATTCCAAGCTGAAAATATATCCCTTATATTTTCCGCGTTTTACTGGGACATCTGGATACATTTTGGCGAGATGGTAAATATTTCGCTGTTTGTATCCAGATTCTTTTTCATATTCCCCCACCGTCTCAAACCACTGTGTCAGACCTTTAGGCGTTACAACCTTTAATTTATATTTTGTATTCCACGGCCTTTGTCCTGGTTTAAACGTGCCGGCGTGTTTGACACTAATTCCTCGTTTT